CCAAAAAGATCCTTAAAGGATTCTTATTATTAACCGATTTACGCGAGGATATTGTCGACGCGGAAGATGCGGTAGTACTGGTTAGAACGTGCGGCAGCAAGACCATCTGCTGGTGCAGCACCAACGAATGGGTTAGATACCATACCATAACGAGTCTTGAACCCGATACGTGGTTGGAAATCGTTCTCGCCGACAGCGCGGACCATCTGCAGTGGGACGTATGGGCAGTAGAAGATACCTGCGTCATATGGGTTAGTACCCTTGTATCCGACTGTGACGTAATCGCCAGTTGCGTATGGATCGATGTATACGCGCATACGACCATTCAATACACCAGCGAAAGTGCTGCCTGTATCGTCTACTGCTAGAGTAGTTGAGAGTGATGGAGTGTAGTCCAACATGCCAGCAGCAACTAGTGCTGTAGCGACGTCAGATGAACATACCATGAAGTTACCCTTACCGCGACGTGTTTGCTTCGCGATTACGTTTGCTTCACGCTCCAACTGTACAACCAGACCCTTGAACTTTTCTACTGACCAACGACCGTCGGCATCAGTTGAAAGATCGAAGATACCCTTAGTTTGGATACCGTCTTGAAGTGCGCCGACAATCGCCTGAGAGTTGATTGTACGAACGACTTCACGGTTGATTTCCGCGAGGATCTCAGTTGACAGGATGTTTGCCAACTCAGTCTCAGCGTCCAGACCGTGGATTGCTTTGGGGTCTTGAGCGAGTTCAAGAGTGTACTCTGCTTTCAACGCACGCGACTTAGCAGTTACTGTTGCCTTCTCGATTGAGAAACCCATCTCTGCGAAAGCAGAACCGGTTGAACCGAGTGCTTCAGCGTCAGCAGTTGGCATAGCGCCACCGAATGCTGAAGTGTTTGCTTCGTCAGCGATTGATGAATCTGGAGTCGCGTCAGTTACACCTTCAAGACCGGATGTACCAGCACCTTGAGTTGCAGATGAATCGCCAGAGAAACCAGTTACCGCTTCGTTAAACAATGCTTCGTCACCAGCAGTAGCGCCAGCGCGTGTAGTCTTGTAGTTTGCCTTCATAGCGAAGATCAAACCAGTTGGTCCAGTCATTGGTTGAACACCACACAGATCGTATGCCATAAGGTTTGGCATTGCACGACGTACAAGTGCGATCAATACTGGATTCCAGTTTGCTCCACCTGGGCCACCTGTTACAGATGCGTTTGAGTTTGATGCTACTTCGTTGAGTTGCGCTTCTTCGCGGAATGCGATTTCTTGGTTCTCAAGAATTGCTGCTGTTACCGCACGACGGTGAGAATCTTTGATCTCGCCAGCGCTATTTTCGTTAAGAACTGGTTCCCACTTCTCAACCAACTTATCGTAAGATACTGTCATTTTAGATACTCCTAATTACTTGGATGTTTTCTTGATTGCTGAAAGATACTGAGACATTACTGAAGTTGTTTCTTCAGTTTGCTCGGCATCCCAATCTTCTTGGATTTCTTCAGTTTGCGCGACTTCTTTCTTGAAGTATGATTCTTTCACAGTGCGAACTTTAGTCGCGAAAGATTCACCGTCTTCAAAGTCGAGTCCCTCTACCAAAGAAGCGAGTTTTTCTACTTGTGTTTCAGCGAGATCGCGTGATGCTTCACGGATAATTTCTTGACGCTGGAACATTTCAAGTGATTCATTAACTTCTAGAACTTCAGCAGTACGCTCGTTGAGTTTCTCTTCGAGATCTTCAACTTGCTCTGCCAGTTCATCAACTAGGTTTACTTTAGATTCTGGAACTTCGATGTAAGATTCGACGAACAGACCGCGCAGATTATCCATAAAGTTTTCTGCGATTTCTGTACGAAGACCATTCTCTACAGCGAGTTGGTTCTCAGTCATCCAGTTTTCAACAACATAGTTTAGGTAAGAATCAACCTTTTCGACTAGATCGGAACGCGATGTTTCGAGTTCTTCTTCTAGGCGTGATTGATATTCATCTTCCAAACGCTCTACTTGCTCAGAGATTTTGGAACGAATAGCGGTTTCGAAAATAACAGCAGTTTTCGCTTTAAATTCATCAGACAAAGTTGCTTCAGACTCAACGAGTGCTTCCAAATCATCAGAGAAGTCATATGATGTCTCAGGCAGTTCAACTACCTCAGCATCCATTTCTTCTAGATCGAGTTCTTCAGACATTTTAGCGTATGCCGCAGATAACTGGTCTTTTTTCATACCAGAAAGTTTGGCGTACATTGCGTTGATCATTCCTGCTTTTGTTTTCGGCATCGGATCCTGTTTAGAATTTTCACCTTTACGTGAAGGTGCTTTCTTCACAGAATCGTCAGTTTTATCTACAGACGCGATAGAATCTGCCTCAGTACCTACTGGCATTTTCTGAGCACTTGCTTCCTCGATTTGATTGTTCTCCTCGACAGGAAGCTCAACATTTGTGTGCATTTCGGACATATGTTTTACTCCTTAAAATTAGATTTGAGCAACGAGAGGAAATTCTTGTACTCGCGAATCGACGTCTCATAGAGATGCTTTTCCGGAGCGGTTTTAATTTCTGTCTCCATTTGTTCAATTACTTGAGGTTGAATAACACCATTGTTCCATACCCACTCAACGCCTTCCATGATTCCGTTTACGAAAGCTGCCGGTGCTGATGGATCTTGGACAATGTCTACAGTGTTCAGGATGAAATCATCCTTTACATACATTGTGCCATTCCTCTGCTCAAGACTACCCATACCACGAGTTGACACTCCTAGTTGAACACCACCTTCCAAGAGACCTTTCACAATCTGACCCATCGGCGTATCCAATATTTGTGCCTTTCCTATCACATCATTGCCTTCGAATTTAAGGTCAGTGATGAGATGAGAAACTTTGTCGAGGTTCACGGTTGGTCCTTCAGGGTGATTTAACTCACCGACCGCACGCTTCTTACTGACTTGATCCTCGACGTATTTGTTGACCGCATTTTCCATAATTGCTTTAGGGTAAATGCGACCATTTCTATTCTTTTGATCTGCTTGAGCGAAAATGCCTTCGATTACGAAAGACTTCTCGCCGTTCTCTTTCTTCTCAACGATGCATTGAAGATCGTTTTCTTGATATTCTGCGATTAGTTTCATTTCTTATACTCTTTTGCAAATTCAATTCCGAATTTCTGAGCGGCAGATTTTGTTTTAAACGAATCGAGTTTTTCGTTGTCGATATAGACAACAAACTGATTCTTCTCTTTGTGAATCATAACTGAAACGCCGCCAACTTTCTTGTCGAACACATGTTCTCCAGGAGGCATTCCCTTCATCTTTTTTTCTCTAAGAGATTTAAAATTAATCATTAAAACAACCGCTTTACAAATATATGGAATTATTTATACGAAAAAATATTTTAAGAACAGAATACTATTATTCCGCGTTTTCCAAGTCTTCGTCTTCAATTTCAACTTCTAATTCAGCGTCGATATCAAGATCTTCTTCTCTTTCTTCTTGCTCTGGTTCTTCACCATTATAGATGGAACTGGCAATACGAACCTTCGCTTGATCCAAGGTGTCTTGAAGTCGGTCGCCGATTAGGTCATTGAATTGAGTTTCTGCCGTATTGAAATCTTCGCCTTCGATTGACTTTAAAAGATCCGCAATAGGATTGTTGTTTTCGATTGGTGCTGCTTCTACTTCCGCAACAACAGTTTCTACTTCTTGATTTTCCATAATAATCTCCAAAATGAAAATAATAAAAATACCACAGTTCTATATAGGCGCGTTATTAATCGTCATCATCGTCGTCATCATCATCATCGCCAT